GCCGCATCACGCGCCGATCAGGTATCGGCACGGGCTGGAAGATACGTCTGCGAGCGTCCCCAAGACGCTGTACGACGATGCGCCGGTCATCCCGCCGGTTGTCGTCGTACCGGAGGAACCGGGCGGCGGATGGGAACACCTGTTCCGGCAGCGGGACGTTCCGCAGAGGGTGCGGGAGGTTCTGGAGGCTGAGGCTGACGCCGAGGTAGCCCGACGCGCCGCGAAGCGCCTGGAGGCGGCTTCTGACGCCGTAGCGAGGCAGGAACAGGCCGACGCAGAGGCGGCCGAGGATGCGCTCGATTGGCTCGAAGCCCGCTTCAGCGAGCAGGCGCTCGCCTGGGATGCCGGCTACATCGAATTGCTCCGGCAGATCATCGCGGCGCAGGAAGCGGCGAGGCTGGAAGCGATCAGGCAGGCGGAACTGGCCGAAGCGGCGCGGGTGGCCGAGTTGCTGGCGCTCGAGGCGGCGCGGGTAGCGCGGAACAACGAAAACGCCCGTCGCGTGCTCCTCATGCTGGCGATGGACCAATGACGATGCTAGCGGTGGGGACGATGGTCCCGATGGTCGATGGCGTATGGATTGTGACCGGGCGGCAGTTTGTCGCGTTGCCGACCGGGCAAGTCGAGGTCTACACGCTCGCGCTGGGCGGATGGGAAATCCGCCTGACGCGGCATGAGATCGAGGAAAACCGCATCACTATGCACTAAGCCTACCGATCGGCTTTGATCGGGTGCAGAGGGCGCTTCGGCGCCCTTTTGCTTTCTTGGAGCGATCCATGGCAGAGAATGAACAGGGCGCTACCCCTGCAAACGTAGTTGACACGCCCGCACCGGCGCAGACGCCGGAACCCGTCGAGTCGGGCACGACGGAACAAACGGCAGCGGAGCAGGAAGGGCAAACGCCCGAGAAGCAGGCCCAGGACGAACAGCAAAAGGCGCGACGCGCTCGAGATCGGCTGCAACGCCGGTTCGGGGAGCTAACGTCCAAGCTGGATCAGAAGGACCGGCAGATCGAGCAATTGCTCGCTGTGGTGCAGCAGGCCGTACCGCGTCCGGGCAGTCCGCAAGGGCAGCCGGCAGCGGATGGTCCGCCACAACGCGATGCGTTCCCCGATTGGGAGTCCTACCAGGACGCCCGGACGGAGTACAGGGCGCGTGAAGTGGCGCGGCAAGAGTTGCAACATCATGCCGAGGCGTCTTATAGAGATCAGATTCGCCGCGGCGAAGCCCAAACTGCACAGCAGATGGTGCAGAGCTTCGCACAGCGTCAGGATGCGTTCGCCAAGTCGGTGCCGGATTACTACGAGGCATTGGACAACAGCACGGCGCAATTGCCTGATGGCATCGAGTCGATCTTTGTACGCGTACCGGACAGCCATATTGCAGCGTATGCGATAGCGAAGAATCCCGAATTGGCCCAGCAGTTGTGGGGGAAGGACCCGTTTTCGCAAGCAGCCGTGCTAGGCAGCATCATAGCGAGCTACAAGGCCCGCCCAGCTTCGCAAGTGTCAACAGCACCGCCCCCGGGGAAACCCGTTTCGGCAACTAGCGCCCCGTCCAATTCGACGCCATCGGAAAATGATTCCCTGGCCGAGTGGATGCGCAAGCGCAACGCCGAAGTCGCAAAGAGGGGCGGCTAAACAGGAGTAGTAACCGTGCCCAATACCGTTCTTACCCCCACGATGGTGACGCGCGAAGCAGCGCGCATCCTCCATCAGAAGCTGAATTTCATCGGCCGCCTCAACAGGCAATACGACGACTCTTTCGCCAAGTCCGGTGCAAAGATCGGCGACACGCTGAAGGTGCGCCTGCCGAACGAGTACACCGTCCGCTCCGGCATCAACATGGCCGCGCAGAACATCGCGGAAACGTCGGTCGATCTGGTCGTCTCGACGGTGAAGGGCGTGGACATGAACTTCACGTCGCAGGAACTGGTTATGTCGCTCGATGACTTCAGCGAGCGGATCATTCAGCCGGCGATGACGGTCCTCGCGGCCAACATCGAAGCCGATGCTCTGTCGATGTATAAGAGCGTCTACAACCTGTACGACGGCGACGGCGCGTCGTTTTCGTTTACGTCGGTCACAAACGGCAGGCAAGTCCTGACGGACAACCTTGCTCCGAGTTCGCCGCGCACGCTGACCATGAACACGACGCACGCGACGAAGTACATGATCGACACGAAGGGCTTGTTCCATGAGTCCGAGGCGATCAGCGCGCAGTATCGCGAAGGCAAGGTCGGGAAAGCTGCGGGTTTCGATGGCATCTACGAAAACACGCTTCTTGTGCCGCACACGACCGGGACGGCCGCCAAGACTACCGTCTATACGATGAACACTTCGACCGGCATCACGTCGGGCACGGCCACGCTGTCGCAGGTGACGGGCGGCACGACGACCATGCTGATCGGTGACGTGTTCACCGTGGAAGGCGTCACTCGCGTCCATCCCGAAACGAAGGTGTCGACGGGCGTTCTGCAACAGTTCGTCGTGACCGCGGACACCGGCGGCAGCTTTACGTCGGTTTCGGTTTCGCCTACGCCGTACACGACCGGATCGCGCCAGAACATCTCGGTTGCGTCTGCCGGCGCGAGCAAGGCGCTTGTCAAGGTCGGTGCGGGTGCCAGCGAAACGCTGGTGCAATCCCTGGCGTTTCACAAGGATGCGTTCGCGTTCGTGACGGCCGATCTGCCGCTGCCGGAAGGCGTGGATTGGGCGAAGCGCGAAGTCGTGGACGGGATCAGCGTTTCCCTCGTCCGTGACTTCAGCATCTCGGATCGCACCTTCCCCTGCCGGCTCGACGTTCTGTACGGCTACAAGGCCGTGCGCCCGCAGCTCGCAGTTCGCATTCACAACGACCTGTAACAGGAGAGCCAATCATGGCAGGTGAAACGGTACTTGACATCGGACACGAGGATGGCTCGGTGTTCGGCAAGGATGCAACGACCAAGATCGGCTTCTACGGCAAGGTGCCGGTGATCCAGCGCGCCGCGGCGATTCAGGCCGCGTCCGTTGTGTCGGCCAACAGCTACATCAGCGTAACCAGCAACCTCGCGGCGTTCTGCGCGGAAGTTGCTGCGACGCTGACCGCGCTGGGAATCTGGAAGGGCGCAGCCTAATCGTCAAATGCGGGCAGGCTTCGGCCTGCCCCGTTTACCTCAACACGGAGCGAAGATATGGGACGAGCACTCGGCGTTGCCGATAGTTCGGCCGACATTGATAGCGGAGTCATCACGGGCGTTTCACGGCTCGCGACGGCATCCGGTAGCAGTGTCGGCTTTTACGGGGCCACGCCCGCGACTCAGCGAGCGGCGGCGACTCAAGCGGCTTCAGTCGTTTCCGCAAACAGCTACATCAGCGTGACGAGCAACCTGGCGGCCTTTTGTGCCGAAGTTGCGGCTACGCTGACTGCGCTGGGTTTGTGGAAGGGCGGAGCGTGAAAGACGGCGCGGCTCCGGTGGAGCCTCGCACGGTCCTAATCGCCGGTTGCGGGGAAGAAGGCCCGCAATGGGTGGAGCAAGGATGGTGCGTGGTGAGACTAGACATCGATCCACGCACCTCCCCCGACATCGTAGGCAGCATGACGGCCCTGGGCGACATCGGGCCTTACGATGCCATCGGCTGCAACAACGCGCTGGAGCACCTGTACCCGCACGAAGTGTTCGACGCGCTCAACGAGTTTTACCGGGTGCTCAAGCCCGGAGGGCACGTCATCATCCAAGTGCCTGACTTGCAGGACGTTCGGCCGACTGAGGACTTGCTGCCAGACATCGCCATGAGCGGGCTGCACCTGTACTACGGCGATCCGGCGCTGCTGAAAGAGTTTCCCTACATGGCGCATCACTGCGGCTTTGTGGAGGAAACGCTGCGCCGCGTTCTGGAAAAGGCCGGTTTCAAAGTGCAAACGCAGCGGCTTTCTTGCCACCAGTTGATGGGGATCGGGACAAAGTGAGCAAAGGGAAGGTTGTTTTCTGCTGTCCTGTACTCAAGCGCCCGTATCCGCAGTTCATCGCTTCGCTGGAAAAGTCTATTCCAGTGATCGTCGCGGCCGGATGGGAAGAGGGTTTCGTCCCGGAGATCGACAATCCGTACATCGGCGGTGCTCGAGCGGCGATGCTGCGCAAGGCGCTGGATGCCAAGGCCGATGTGATCGTGTTCCTCGACTACGACTTGGAGTGGGAGCCGGATGCGCTCCTGCGCCTGATCGAGACGGAGGGTCCGGTCATTGCGGGCACATACCGTTGCAAGATTCCCGAAGTGCAGTTCATGGGCGCGATGTTCGATGGACCGGACGGGCGTCCGATCGTGCGCGCGGATGGGTGCATCAAGGCGAGCGTTGCGCCGGCCGGCTTCCTCAAGCTGACAAAGGAGGCGGTCGATACGTTCATGACCGCGTATCCGGAGTTGTGCTACGGGCCGCGCTATCGCTTGTCGGTGGAGCTGTTCAACCACGGTGCGCACGAGGGGTTGTATTGGGGCGAGGACTACGCATTCTGTCGCCGCTGGCGGGAGAAGTGCGGCGACC